AATAATAAAGTCTTTGACCAATCCTGATCTCACGATGTCTTGTTCTTCAAATTCAATACACGAGAAGTACTTTGTCATCTTGTTTAGGATGGTCATGAAGTGGAATATTCCGATCTTCTCATCATCCCATTTCAGATCAGTCTGTCTATAATCTCCACAGAAGATGATCTTTGCATTATTGCCTGCTCTGGTGATGATAGTGCAGAGCTCTGAGTAAGTCATGTTCTGACATTCATCTACCAGAATGATAGTATGATCTAGAGTCATTCCTCTCAAGAATGATGATGTCTGAAAGTCGATGATGTTTTTTGATTTGAGTATGTCATAAGCATCGCCACGTCCATATAGCTCATTGCATATTGATTGATATGGTGCTTCGTATACTTTTGATTTTTCTTTGATCGATCCCGGTAGGAATCCCATCTCTCTTGATGGCACCACTGATCTGATGATCGTGACGTTGTTATATTCTTTATATTTTTGTATCTCTTCTAGTGCGAGGTAAAGGGAAATGAATGATTTTCCTGTACCAGGTAGTCCGTGTATGAGTAGGTGTTTACCGTTGGAAAAGTCTCGAAATACAGTCTCCTGATTCTTTGTTTTAGGACCAATATTTTTAAGTAATAGGTTGTTCTTTACTTGATGTTGCTCGTTTCTCTTTTGTTGTCTATTTTGTCTTTTTTCTGAACGAGAAGTCTTTTCCATGAGTTTCCTTTATTTGCTAAAAGGTGTTGATAGTATTACCCCTCCCACTAGCTTTTTTTACACGTTTGAGAACATCACGAAAACCAGAATCAGGCTTACGAAGGCCTAATCTGGTTGGGTCTGCTATAGCAGTCATCGAAGGGATATGGTTGAGATGTTTGTTATTTTCAGTGTAAGTGTCTAATTCAGACATAGGCATGCTAATGTCAAAATATTCTTCTGTCTTAGTATCATAAAAAGTATAAGTTGCCATTAAACCTTAACACCTCTAGATGCCCAATACTTTTGGACGTCATCTTTATTTATGGGATCCAATCCCTTAGCACGCATCTCTTCTTCGACTAAATCTTGCAAAAATGCAGATTCGCTGACATTGCGTGGATTAAATTGTTCATCGATGATCTTTTGAGCATCTGTCGGATTACTGTTCAGTGTCTGTGTCATTTGTTGTTATTCTCTCTAATGTGGATTTTAATCTGAATGTAGCTTCTGGTTCGAATTTTTTCATCACAGCGACAGTCTCATTTATGCCTCTTTGCCTACCTTGAGCCCAATAGTAGGAAGAAACGCCGAACATCAGCATCGTATACCCTACTGCTGTGATTATATTATCAATCGTCATCATATGAAAGCAATCTGTCTAGATTCTTTGCTCTCAACGCATTATCATAGTTACGATATTGCTTTTGATGCCTGTCACGCTTGATCTCTTTAAAAGATACATTTTCTTCATCTATAAAGGATTTCTTATTGGTCGTCTTTACTCTAGCATCAAACTTCTGATACATGTTAGTAGTCTTAGTCATAGTTAGAAGAGCTCCGGATATGCTGCTTGCACGATTTCTTTAGTTATTCCCTTGTATGGGCTTTTCTTATCTTTCATTGCTAATAGCAATTTCGCATCTTCAGCTGACACTGCTTCTAGCACTTGGATAAAGATCTGTTCTCTGCGAAGGGGTTTCAGGTTAGGATTCCCGCCTTCGACAAAGAGATAGAACCTATTGATCTCTTGCATCAGAGCTTTAGGTTCGTCAAACTGGTTAGCCCTAAAAGGAGGATCTCCTTCTGGGAGGAGGAACTTGATATTGGGATCAAACATATATTTTAAGATAGTCTTCACTGAAGCATGGCTATTATATTTCAATGCTTCGATCCTATCTTCTTTCTTCTTCAATTCATTGATNTGTGTCAAAAACTGTGACACCGATTGCATCTTAAAAACNAATTTTGACATATTAAAAATCACCTACGCTGTCCATTAGAAGTTTCAAATTATGTGAGATAAAATAGTTGAATAGCTTGCTCCTATCCTTACCATTTTCTTCGTTATATTTATTAATTACGCTATTTCTGATGTTTTCAGGGATCTTCGTCAGATCTACGAGCAGTTCGTTACGAGCGAAGTTCCTCTTTAGCATCTCATGAGAGATGCCTTCTGACTTGAACAGATCGATCTTCTTCTGTGTCATGGGTTTCTGACGCTTATCCGTGACGAAAGTATCATCATCAGAAAGGATGTTCGGGATGCCGTCACCTTGATCACCTTTGAGGATATGCTCATAGAGATACTGCTGAGGATTGTCTTCCTTGATCCATTTCTTACGGATAGGATCGTATTGCTTCACTGTCGCATATTTCTGGAGCTGAACGAAGTCCTTATCAGCAGAAAGTATGAGGATCGTCTCATTATTATTCTCAGTGACGAGAGTAGCGATGATATCATCTGCTTCTGCAGATTCTACTTGGATCACTCGATAGGGGAAATTATCTTTGATCTCTCCTTTGATCTTGTTGAAGATATCAAACACTTGTGCCCAATTGATCTCAGAAGCATCACGATTCTTCTTACGATTTGCTTTGTAGTATGGGAATACTTGTTTACGCCAATAGTTCCTATCATCACAAGCGATCACGATCTCGCCATANTCATGCTGAAATTTTTGCTTGTATGACCGTAAAGAGTTTATTACCATATGCCTNAACAGCCCTTCTTCCAAAGGAATGTTAGTATGATTTCCTAATTGCATCATCAGGTTCGAAATCATTACCTGATTAAAGTCCACGATTACCATTTTAAAGTTTCCAATATTTCATTATATATCTATTATATATACTATTTGTTAAGATGTCAAGTTAGTTTCTTGCTGTTCTTTTGCTTTTTCTAGATCTTCTTTTACTTCATCAGATATCGTGATGACATTATCGATGATCTCATGAAACGGATGCTCGATCCTCTTATATCGATATACGAGAGCTTTGATCGTCTCTTCAACAAACGTGAAGTCTTTTATGTGACCTTCGTTCATACGAACAACAAACCCATAAGTTGCTAGAACGCTTGCCATCGCCTCGAACACATCATCTGCTACTTCGTCGCAGTATTCTTGTCTTACTGATCGGATATGATCTAGAGACTCTTCAATGCTCGAAGGAAACATCTCTAGACCTTTTTTGGGGAAGTTTACTATGTTTTCTGTCATTGTCTCACCACTTTAAGGATTACTACATTTGTATTTATCCTGTCTGTGAATGCGATAGGCTCAGATTTGATCTCTTCCATGAGCTTGCGTAGAGTGATCTTGCCCCCAGAAAGAACCTTCTTTACATATTCTTCTGGCTTACGACCGATACGCTTGATCAAGGAAGAATCGCTGTCGTATCCATCGATGCTAGCACCCTTGACGGTGAGACCTGCAGGACCTCTAGCACGATACACGCCGAGCGTCTTATACTTAGTGTTGAACACCCAGAGCTCTTGAGCTGCGATGATAGTTGCAGGGTCGCATGACTGTAGCTTATACTCATTGCTCTCTTTCTGATACTTAAAGTTCTTCAAGAGCTTTTCTGTAGTAGGTGCTTTCTTCTTACGAGGAGCACGGGCCTTCTTGATGTTGCCGCTATAGCGTTCTGCATCTTCCAAGAACTTAGTGAAGAATATGATACGATCTTTCATATCTTTCTTTGTCATATGAGAATATGCTTCGTTGAGATCTGCATCGTTAGTGGTAGCAGCAGCATACAATTCCATGAACCATGGCTTATAATGATCGATTATCTTAGTAGCGTACATCGCAGGAATCTCATTCTTCTGCAACCATTCATAGAGTGAGAACGCTTCACCCTTGTCTAAGAGTTCTTCGATATCTCCGATGATATCATAACCTCGCTCTCTGACACGATCCTGAATGCTGGGTTTTGCTACAGTCGTCTTTGGTTTATCTTCTGCTTCTTCTTTGTAATACCCAGAAGCATCATTTATGTCATGGTTGACTCTGACCCAATCATTGACATGCAGATCTTCTTTGTTGTTCGTTGCAATCCGGCAGAGCCATGCTGATGTCAAAGGCAGGCGATTGTCAGGGATGCTGTCAATGACCTTATGTGTCGCTTTATCACCCGCAAAGTAATCTTTCAGATACTGGCGTACATCATCTTTTTCTGTCATGACGTTATACCAGTTAAACGCTTTAAGCAAATCTACCTTGCCGCGGACGTTCTTAGGCTCTTCACCAAGATATTTCCAATTGACAAGATATGTCTCGCTCTTAGTCTTACGAGCGACTTTCTTCTTAAGGCCTTTAGTACTCAACAAAGATTTAGCCATGTATCAGCCCTCTCTAATCAATTTCCGTCAGGTGAACCATATACTAATTGTCTAAGGCTATCAACCTCTTCCTCAAGCGTTGCAATCTTATCATTCAAACGCTTATTGGCTAATTTCTGACCAAGCCACAGCTCATACCATTTATCTGCATCGTCGAGTGCTTCACGCAAATCTTGATTCATTTTGTTTTCCTGTTTCGTTTTCATCATATTATTATGATAGTAACTATGTATGGAAATGTCAACCGCTATTTCTTCAAAGGTTTTTTTAAAATAGCGGTTGACATTTTTATTAAAATACCTTATATTGATAATATGATGAAAACAAAGAAAGAGACAGAAATGCAGTTGATTCCTACCACCGGCTTTGACAAGAAACTCTTCATAATTTCTGGCGATTATGTGTTTTACCCGTACAATGGCGAGCGTCGGTTTGTTGGTCGTTTCAAGTATTCCAAGAGCCCATTCACCAAGGCTAAGTTCCTTAAGGAACTGATCGCTAATCATACAGTCGAAGGATACTTCTCACAGGTTTCTCCTCATGGCAACAAAGCGCCTTTGGACATCCTTCGTGAAAAGAACGAAGATTGGTACTTTGACATCATCGAAGCATTCTGTGGAAAAGATGCTAGAAAGTTTTTAAATGGTCCAGCATAATAACGGTTGACATTTTTATTAAAATACCTTATATTGATAATATGATGAAAACAAAGGAAATCAAAATGACTGAATTCGAACGCAACTGCTACGGAATGTCCCAGGACGATATCCGCATCAACATCATCGATTGCATCGTCACTAAGATGGTTGGCATCGAGATGACGATCATGGGTATCCTCTCAGATGCACAGACGATGCTAGAATTCGATGATTCTGATAAAGCTCGTAAATACATGAACATCGCTAAGTTCATCCTTGCTGAACAGCTACAAGAAAAGCAGAAAGCAGCTTAATATGATTGATCAACCACAATTTGATCGTGAGCGTAACGGATCATTATATGATCGTGGAGCAGCAGATTCTTATTATCGTCGGCCTCGTGATCCTCATCATTGTGCCTGCAGTCCACCAATGAAGATCGTCGATTTGACTAAAGAAGAGATATTTGAATATCATCTCGGATATACTGAAAATACTGATTTTAAAGAATACTGATCAACCCAAAGGAAACTAGATGTCTTTC